GTGGAGGAGCGTGGACGCGTCGTCTCGGTAGCACATGTGAGTGACGCAGCTCCCGCAGAACTCACACTCGATGCACTCGGCGAGCAGCCGGGGGTCGACGAGGGCCCCGAAGCGTGCCGTGTACCGGCGGTTGGCGCACGGCGACTTCCAAACCAGGGCCATAGTCAGCCCTCTCCGCCAGGCCTGTATGCGGGGCTTCCGAGGAGCCGGTCGATGGGGGCGGTGTACCCGCGCATGCTGCCGAGGTTCTCGTCGATGATCGTGTTGATGGCGTCGTTCGCGTGCCCCTCCCAGTGTTCGAGGACTTCCGCCCGGCGGATGATCTCTCCGAGTTCCTGGAGACGTTCCGTGTCCTCACAGATGGCTTCGGCAAGGTCCCGAATCATGTTGAAGGCGATCTCGCGGACTGCCTTTGCGGCGGGGCTGAGAGCTTGGGTGACGTCTGGGAGCACGACTCCTTCCTTGTCCACTAGCACCAGTCCGTGGAAGCCGAAACGACCGAGGCGGTAGCGGCCGACAGGGCGCCCGTCTGCGAGTTCGCACAGTTCCTCGACCCGCATGCGATGCGTGCGGCGGGCGATTTCGCAGTGCTCGCCATCGGGGCAGTCGTCCGGGTGTGCCCAGTCGATGCTGCGCTCACCCTCAGACTCGGTGACGGTCAAGAAGTGCGGGTGGTTCATGAAAGCTCCTTGCATCTCTGAGCACTTGATCCGGGTGTAGCTACACCCTAAAGTGGGGTGTAGCTACACCGCAACCCGCTCCGAGGAAGGATCAAGAATGGATCTCGTAGCTACACCCGGCTACCGTTCACGCATGCCGAACCAGCCGAAGACGCCCGCCCGCCAGATGCGCATCGGTGACGAGTGGTACGACTTCGAGCTAGCGGCAAAAGCGCAGGACACCGAACGTGCTGCCGTCATCAGGGCCTTCATTGACTGGTACATCCAGCGACCCGGCGCCGAACTCCCAGAACGACCGGAGGCCAGCTACTGGAAAGCGGCACAGGGCGAGACAGAGGCGAACTGATGGTGTCGCATCCCCATCTCGCCGCCGAGCGCACCGCCCTATATCGCCTGCACGACGGTGCCGGAGTGCTGCTCTACATCGGAATAACTCACGACCCCGAGTCGCGCTGGAGGGCGCACGCCGGGACGAAGTCGTGGTGGCCCGAGGTGATCCGCAAGGAGGTCGAGTGGCATGCCGATCGACTTCTTGCGGAAACCGCCGAGGTCGCCGCGATCCGCGCTGAGCTCCCAGTCCACAACGTTGACGACTCACCCATCGCCCCGCGACCGCGGCTCCTCGGGGACGACGAGGTAACGATGGCGCAGCTCAAGGCGAATCTGCCCGAAGTGATCCGCCGAAGCACAGAAGGCGAGATTATTTGGACGGTGGGACGGAACCGCGCTCGCACCCGCGAAGCCGCCGTCGTACCCGTTGACCTCGGCGAGCTGATCCAGGAAGTTGGCGGAGTCGACTCGGCCGTCGCCATCCTCAAGGCAAGCCAGCAGGGCGCCACGTCGTAGGATCCTGCGGTGGCAACCATCGACTTCCCCGACGACCTGATCGAGCTGGAACGTTCCGCCTGGGCTGAGATTCAGGCCGGAGCGCTGACCCTGGACACGGCGCAGGCCGTACAGGACGGCATTAACGCGTTCGCCGAGCAGGCCGGGATCGGACGGTACGACGTCGAGATGGGACTCAAGCGGATCGTGCGGCACCCGGCGGCCGAGGCGGCCTAGCTCGGGCGCCAATCCTTGCGGTAGCCGGGCCGGTCCGCGTAGGGCAGGGCGAGCAGCCGCAGCGTGTCATTGGCCAACTTCACCGCAGGGCCTGCGACGGCGCCGGACTCCCCGATCGCCCACACCCTGGTTTCGACGGCTCGCGCCAGCAGCAGCCGCTGCGCTTCGACCTCCCGGAGCACCCGGGCCGGATCGTGCGCAGCGATGTGGTCGACCGTGGCGCGCAGTTGCCGCCCCGAGAGCGCAAACCCCTCGGCAACCGTGATGTCGTCGGCGGCCACAACCTCGTCGTGTTCGGCGTTAACGCCCCACGGCCCCGGGCTCGCCGCCTGCGCGATCCGCTCATCCTCGTCGAACTGCTCGCCAAGCCACTGCACCAGGTCGTCCACGGCCCCTCCAAAGTCGAGCGCCTCGCCCGGGTGGCGCTGTCCATCAGGGCGAGGCGAGCGCTTGCAGCCATGCAGCGCGAATAGATGATCTGATTCTACGAGCCACCACTGACAACGGGGTGCCTCTCGCCGACGGGGATGAAAGCGAGAGGCCGGATCAGTCTCGCAGCTGGGGCGGATCGTCGGGCCAGGATGCGAGCTCCCGCTGCTCCAGCTCGTCGACGAGGACGATGCGGGCGCCGGGTATGCCCCACGAGCCGACCCAGCCAGGGAACTGACCCTGGGCCGTCGCCTCATCAGCCCACCAGCCGTGCATCGCCGGGCGGCCGTCGAGGGTCAGGGTGAGGTGATACCGGTCCACGGGGTCAGCCTGCCCCGCGGTCGGTGAGCTCGGCCATTGCGGCGCGCAGGTCGGCGAGGATCCCGGCCGTGGTCGACGGGACCCGGCTCGGCTGCAGGGCGACGGTGGCGAGGAAGCACGGCCGGCAGCGGTCCAGCCAGCACGGGCCGCGGCCGGGCACGTCGACGACGCGGGTGAAGCGGGCCGGCTGGCCACAGGTGGAACACGGCACCGGGGCCAGGCCGATGCGGTCCGGGCCGCGTCGCCGGTCGGCCGCCGGATCGAGGGCGGCAGGGTCGACGCCGAGGCGGAGCAGCAGGTCAGCGTCGGTCACGGCTACTCCTCCCGTCGGGGCCCTGGTGTGCGAGAGGAAGCGTACCGCCGTAATATCGAACACGTGAACGACTCGCCCGCGCTCTCCCGCCTCGACCAGCTGCTCTTCCTCAAACGCGTTCAGGAGCAAGACCTGGAGCGGACCCGGCGATGGATCGCGGCCGAAGAACAGCGGCAGCAGGAGCAGCGGCGCGGCGAGCAAGCCCGGCCCCCCGCCCCCGACTGGCTCCTCGAACGCGGCCTCGACGGACACACCCCACCCGTCTACGTCCACCGCGGCGACTGCCACATGGCGGGCAAGCGCAGCCGCGGCATCACCGAGGAGCAGGCGCGCCACGCCCTCGGCGACCAGGTGCCCGCATGCACCCACTGCAGACCCGATACCGAGCTCGGACTGCTCGACTGAGGGCAGCCGCATGGCCTCCCGTGGGGAGGACCGGGAGGCGCGGCGGGCCCCGCCAGACGCGCAGCACGCGGCGGGGCCCATAGGTGATCCCTGCCGTGGAGGGGGTGGATCACCTACGCACACCATGCACCCAGAACCAGCCACGGGAATAGATGGCGGCTGGAACTATTCGGTGCAGGATGCCGCCAGCTGCTCGGCGTCGTGCGCCTGGAGCGCCTGAGAGATGGCGCCGACGCTCGGGTTCTTGCCCTTGCTCGCACCTTCGGCGATCCGTAGGTGGGGCTGGATCTGCCGGATGGTGAAACCGCTGTCCCGCAGGGCCACGGCCTGGACGGTCAGTGCTTCCGTCATGACGGGCTTGCGGCCCCCGACCCGGCCACGCTTGCGTGCGGCCTCCAGGCCGTCCTTCGTCTTCTTCACGATGTCGCGGCGCCGGTCCTCGGCAAGGGCGAGAGCCAGGTCGAGGATCAGGGAGCGTTCCTTGTGCTCGCCGGCGGCGATGCCCTCCAGTACCTTCACCGAGATGCCGCGCTCGAAGAGGTCGTTGAGGACGATCAGCCCTTCGAGGAGGTTACGGCCGAGGCGGTCGACTTCCTGGACGCAGAGCATGTCACCCTCGCGCATGAACTCGATCGCTGCGGAGAGCGCGGGGCGCTCCTCGGCGCGGAGCTTGCCGCTCATCTTCTCTTCGAAGACCTTGAGGCAGACCGGGTCGAGCGCGTCGTGCTGCCGCTCGGTGTTCTGCTTGTCGGTGCTTACTCGGACGAGGCCAACTAGGGCCATTCAACCCCTCCTTGTTCATCAAACGTAACGGTTCCCTATCTGAACACTAGCAGATAGATGAACGGGTTGATGAACAATCGGTTCTCGAACTTGGGGAGTTGGACGGATCTCCCGTTCAGGTTCACGTTTCGAGCGATTGATGAACAGCCCTCCCGGGGCCGGACACAGCAGAACGCCCCCGCAGCCGAAGCTGCGGGGGCGCTGCTACTCGGTCTCGTCGTCGGGTGGCCAGTCGGGTTCGAGGAACGGGCGCGGCGACAACCAGAACGGCGGCGGGGGTTGGTCCATCGGGCTTCTCCTCACTGGTTGCGGATGGTGAGGTAGATCGACCGTTCGTCGATCAGTCCCCCGTCGGTGGTGATCTGGCAGACCATCACGTAGACGGCGTCGGCGGTCCCGCCGGAGACTCGCTGGGTGACGACGGTGTCGCCAACCGTGGGCGCGCCGTCGGCCGTCAGCCCGTCAGGGACGATGACCGTCGCCGAGCTGATGGTGGCGCCGACCTCGGCTAGCCATTCCGACCAGTCCCAGCTGTAATCCAGCAGCGCCGATGGGTCCTTGACGTAGTTGCTGGGCACGGGGCCTACCTCCGGACTGTCAGGGTGCGATGCTCGGCGGCCACGGCCAGCCGCCGATTGCCGGCGGTCACCTCAAGTCGCCGACGCTCAGCGGGGATCGTGCAGGTGCGCTCCGGGCTGGGCGCGGTGGTGGACTGCGCGCCGAGCGGGCGCGCCGTGCCAACCTCCAGCGCCGGCCGTAGCGTGGCGGTCTTGAAGCCTGCCAGCGGCTGCGCAGTCTCAACGCTGCTGGCGGGGGTGAGCGTCGTGGAGGGGGTGGCCGCCGTGAGCGGCTGGGCTTCTTCGACGGCCCCGGCAGTACCGAGCGTGCCAGCCTTTACTCCGCTGAGGGCTTGGGCTGTGTCCTGCGCGACGGCCGGTGTGAGGGTGGCAGCCTTGGCCCCGGTGAGCGGCTGAGCCGATTCGGTCGCGCCCGCGGTCCCGACGTCGGCAGCCTTCGCCCCGGACAGGACCTGCGCTGCGTCGGCTCCATTGGCCGGGGTGAGTGTCGCCGTCTTGGCGCTGGTGAGCGCCTGTGCTGTGCCCTGCTCGGTAGCCAGGGAGAGTGCTGCGGTCTTGGCGCCTGCGAGGGTCTGCGCGGTGCTGGTTTCCGTGGCGGGGGTGAGCGTGGCCGCCTTCGTCCCCGTGAGCGGCTGCGCGGTCTCGGTGCTGCTGGAGATGCCGAGGGTAGCGCCCGCGGTAACGTCCGCCGCGACGAAGTCGTCAAAGCGGAGCGAGTTGGTCGACTCGGCGCGGAGGCCGACGGACGTGCCGGTGGTGACGGCGGTGTCTGTGACCGAGACGCGGACGGTGCCGTTGACGTAGCCCTTGATTGCCGAGCCGACGGCTTCGAGTTTCGCCACGTCGCCCGCGACTGCTGCGCCTGCGAAGCTGCCGATGGAGGTGAAGCTACCGCCGACGACGCTGAACAAGTTCCAGCTCGCGCCGTCGTTGCGCCACAAATAGCCTTGCGAAATGTTCGAGTTGCCGCGAGCCCAGATGCCGTGGCTGACGGCTGCGGTGGCAGTGATCGTGACCTGAACGCTGTGATCGTTCGAAGCCATCGCACCAGCCGCGCGCAGGATGACCGTGCCGCCCGCGTTGCCGGAGCTGAGCCGGCTGGAGATGATCGACCAGTCTCCGGACACCTCGACCCAACCGGCCCCCAACGACGTGGAGTCGGCTCGGTTGAAGTCGTCGCTGAAGCTGGTCATGACATCCTCCCGGCTGGGCTGCTCGCTGCTAGGCGGCGGAGCTGGCCCGGAAGAAGTCGGCGATGCTGAGGGTGAAGTTGTTGCCGTCGGGGGTCCAGGTGATCCCGTGCTTGGTGAGCGGGATCAGGTCGGCGTCGGTTCCGCCGGTGGTGTCGGGGTCGTAGCAGATCAGGACCGCGCCGATCGCGTTCCCGGTGGGTGCCGTCCACGTCACGTCGGCGGCGTCGATGTCGACGCGGTCGTTGGTGTCGTTGACCGTCACGGATACCGACGCGAGAGTCTTGCGGCCGACGGTGGTCTGTTCGTTGGAGGCGCCGGCCAGCAGTGACGACAGGTCGTCGTAGTCACGCATGGTGGAGTCGGCGACGAGCCCGCTGCTTTCCAACGGCACCAGGATCAGGGCGTCGTTGGTGGCGGGCAGCTCGGCAAAATACTTGACCTTGCCGAGTGCGATGTTGAAGACGATGTCGGCCATGCGATCTCCAGTTCTCAGAGCTCAATGTGATCGAGGTAGGGGCGGGCCCGGTCGGGAATGGGCCGCGGCGACGGCGGCTTCAGACCACCGTTGCGGATCGTGCTGACGAGGCTGCGGCGGTCGACGACCAGCCAGGAGATCGCGGCACCCTGGCCGGTGATCTGATCCTGCTGGCCTGTGATCTGGGCCTGCTGGCCGACGATGTCTTCCTTGAGGTCGTCGATCCGTTCGTTGAGCGCGGTCTTGATCTCGGTGAAGTCGTCGCGGCGTTCCTGACGCTTCGTCCGCCGGGCCGACCTGGCGGAGACGACCCCGCCTGCCGCTGCGACGACCGCCATGCCCGCCTGTACCCAGGTGTCCACGCCCATCAGTTGCTCTCAACTCTCTTGGGCCGGAGGGGCTCGCGCCATCCGGCAACGACGATCACCGGTACAGCGACCACAGCCCACACCGCGGCAGCGACCCAGCCCCGCGGGAAGTCCCCCTGCAGCCATGACGTCAGGTACGACAGCATCCAAGGCAGGACGATCAGAGGCAGGGCCAGGAACCCGGGCCAGTCCACGCCCTGCGGCATCCAGGAGGAGGCGATGGCGATGAGGCCGGTGGCGATCCACAGCCAGCCCCACACGTGCAGCGGCAGCATCTGGGTGGCGAGGGTGAGGCCGCGCTGGTCGGGCTGCGGGGAGATGAGTTGCCCGTATCCGTACAGCGCCCACATGGTGCCGTAGCTGGCAAGGATCGCGCCGCGGCGGCCGAGCAGCCTGCCCAGCCTGCGGACCGCCGCCCGCACTCAGGCCGCCTTGACGAAGCTGTCCTGCGCCTTACCGCTGACGCCGACGGGCTTCCAGAATCCGAAGTGGGCGAGGACACCGGCGGCGAAGGCGACGAGGGACAGGACCGCGGCGGTGCCGACGCTGTACCCGGCGTCGTGCGGGCCGGCGTACTCGGTGACGAACCCGGTCACCGCGGACAGCGCCAGGAGCAGTACGGCCTTGAGGCCGGCGTGCGTGACTCTGGTCGTGACCAGCCCGACGAGGACGGGCAGGACGACGGAGACGAGGAGACCGAGCCAGTAGGCGCGGTCGAGGTCGACGGACATGGAGATCTCCTTGGAGGTCAGACGTTGGGGACCTTGAGCAGATCCCAGGTGGTCTTGCCCGGAGGCCAGTCACCCTGGTAGCCGCACTTCCTTTGCCAGGCCTCGTAGGACGCCTTGTCGCCGGAGCCGATGACGTCCTTGTTCTTCGAGGACTGATAGTGGTTGCAGCCGACGGCGACGAGCCGGTCGTGCATCGCGGCGACGATCGGCGAGCGACGGCCCGTCACGAACCAGGCCGCACCAGGGAACGGCTCGTACTTCGGCTTGGCCGGTGCGGGTGGGCTCACGAAGTCCGGCCAGGAGCCGGGGTCCTGGTGGGTGTTCTCGGGGACCTGGGCGTGCGCGTACCAGCCCGCCTCCTTCTCCCACACGGTCTCGCTGCGGTGGGATGTGAAGTCGATCGGCTTGCCCATGGGCCAGGCGTTCGGTACGCCCCAGGAGTGCACCCAGTTCTGGAGGTCGGCCCAGCCCTTGCAGGGCGTGGACTTCAGTGTCGGGTAGACCGCGGTGCCGACCCGGCAGTAGGGGAAGAAGAGCGCTTCCACCTGGATCACCACGGAACCGGCCCGGTTGGTACGGGTCCCACCGGCGCCGTCCGCGAGGGACTTCGAGCGGGACGTCGCGGGGACGAACTGGGTGACGCGCCCGGTGAAGGGGTCCCACAGGATGTGGGGGGCGACACTCTTGCCGCTGCCGGAGAAGTAGGAGCGGAGGTCTTCGTAGGGCACCAGGTCGACCGGCTTGGCCGCAGTCGCGTTCTTGTCCCAGGTGATGTGGGCGATCGCCTTGGCCGGGCCGCCGTCGGTTGCGGCGTGATCGCCTATGTCCAGCCGGGTTGCGCCCGGCATCCACAGCTCCGCCATGGTCAGGCTCCCGTCACGTGGTTGTCGTGCGCCCACGCCGTCATCAGACCCACGACCTGAACCAGTCGAGGATCCGGAGCAGGAGTGGGCGCCGGAGGAGGGGTGGGCACCGCGGCCCAGACCGGAACGGTGACGTCGCCCTGCTGGGCCAGCAGCCACTGCAGGTCAGCGGCTTCGATCCATGCGGAGCCGCGCACGCCCCAGCTCTCGCCCCACGAGTTGTCGATGCGGAACTGGCCTGCGGCGGCGTCGTAGGCGGAGATGACGTACTCGTGGCCGCCTGCCACGTCGGAGTCCCGGTCGACGGTGAGGGTGCCGACCGTGGTGGGGGTGAACATGCTGTTCAGCCACACGGTGCCGACCATGACCGGGCCGTCCTGGAGTGCCGACTTGAGCGCGGTCAAGGAGAAGGCGTGCGTGTAGCTGGTGGCCAGCCCGAGCTTCTTCAGCGCCTTCGCTGCGCCGAGTCCGGAGCTGCCGGTGTCGTCGGGCGGGTAGGCGCCGTCGAACTCGTCGAGCTGCGTGGCCAGTGAGTAGACCTTGACGGCGAAGTCCTCGTCGACCGGCAGCACTTCACCGTCGATCGCGACCGAGGTGAGGCCGGTGCGGTCGCGGAAGTCGGTGGCGACGAGGCCGGCCGCGGCGTTGCCGGTGCATGAGCCGAGTGACTGCTGGTCGAAGATCGGGGCGCGGCGTGCCCAGTCAACGGACTTGATCGCCGTCTTGGGCAGGACGCCGTGGGCGAAGGCGAGGCTGCGGGGGTCGTGTTCGACTCTGCGGCCGAGTGGATGTGGCGTGGTCATGCGGGTCCTCCCACAGCTAGCTTCCCTTGGAATCGTAGCCTGTAGTACCGCATGAACCTACGAATCGTAGGCTACAGTTCGTTCATCCCTTGCTCAGGGGAAAGCGGCGGACGCGTGCACCGTGCGGGTCGCGCGTCCGCCGCGGCTCAGACCCGCACCCCACCCGCACAAACCCGCACGCAGGAGCACGCCATGGCTGAAGGCATTGCCGCCGCCTCCCCGCTTCAGCAGGTTGAGGCCGCGATCCGCGACGTCCCGTTCGGCAACTACGGGCTCGACGACGTCGAGACGGAAGCCGGGGGCGAGTTGTGACCGTCATCTGTCAGGCGCTGGGCTGCCTGTTCGCGTTCGTCATGCTCGCCCCGCATGCGCCGGTCCACGCCTACGACTACCCGACCGCAGCCTGGAGTTTGCGATGAGCAGGGAGAAGCTGACCGCAAGGAAGCTCGGCGCGCTGGTGCCCGCATGCGAGAACCGTCGCCACGTCGAGCACCAAGGCATCACCTGCGAACAGGCCGACGAGCAGATCGCCCACGAAGAGGCGTTCTGGAAGGCGTCCCGGGCTCGGGCCTACACCTCCGCTCTCCGCACTCCGATGGCTGACGTCCCACCCGCTCTGCGCGGCCCCAACTGGAAGGGGACGCCGTGAGCGACAAGAAGGACACTGGCCGCCGCTGCCCCCGCTGCGACTGCGCCGACCGCCTCCCGCAGTGCGAGCACTGCAAGGTCTGCCCCCACGCGCGGCCGGTCGGCAAGGAGAAGAAGTGACCGCCATCGTCATCACCGCGATCATCGCCGCCACGCTGCTCATCAACTCCGCGATCATCGCCGCCCGTGATGTCGCCAAGGCCAAGCATCAGACCCGGCACTGCAACGGCTGCACGTGCACCGACCGCAAGGAGCAAGAGGCATGAAGGTACTCGTAACCGGCGGCAGTGGCTTCATCGCCTCGTGGATCCGCAAGGAACTGATCGCGCGCGGCCACACGGTCCTCGTCATGGACCACCAGGACCGCCGCCACAACCTCGCCCCCGGCGAGGAGTTCTTCCTCGGCGACGTCCGCGACGCCACCGCCGTCACCGAAGCCGCCGCGCACTGCGAGGGAATCATCCACCTCGCCGCCGTCCTCGGCACGCAGGAGACCATCAGCAACCCGCGCCCGAGCGCGGAGACGAACATCCTCGGCTCGCTGAACGTCTTCGAGGCCGCCACCCAGTACAACCTGCCCGTCGTCTACGCCGGCGTCGGCAACCACGCCTTCAGGCTGATCGGCACCGGCTGCTACACGATCACCAAGTCGGCGGCCGAAGACCTGGCCCGCATGTACAACCTCTACCGGGACGGCGGCCAGATCACGATCGTCCGGCCGGTCAACGCCTACGGGCCTGGCCAGTCCATCGCGAAGCCCTACGGCACCTCGAAGGTTCGCAAGATCGCGCCATCGTTTGCGTGCCGCGCCCTCACCGGCGCGCCCATCGAGGTGTACGGCGACGGCACCCAGATCTCCGACTGCGTGTACGTCGCCGACGTCGCCCGCGCGTTCGTCACCGCGCTGGAGCACACCGCCGTCAATGGGCCCACCGAACGCCCCGTCGAGGTCGGTCCGCTCACGTCCCTCACCGTCAACGACATCGCCCGCCTCGTCGCCGAGGAAGCCACCCACTACACCGGCCGCGAGCCCGTCGCGATCAAGCACCTGCCGATGCGCCCCGGAGAGATCCCCAACGCCGTCGTCACCTCCGACACGTCCACGCTCCAGCAGATCGGCATGACCGCCGCCGACTTCGTGCCCCTCGACGAGGGCATCCACCACACCGTCCGCTACTACGCCGAGACCTGGCTTCCTGGATATCTGGCGGCCTGACGTGCGCATCCACTTCTGGTCCGCCGACACGGCGGGCAGCGCCTTCTACCGTGCGGTGCTGCCCGCGATGGGGCTGTCGTGGCTGAACCACCAGACCTCCCACGGAATGCGGCTGCCGCCGAACTGGCAGTCCTACGACACGATCGTCGGCTGCCGCGTCGCCCAGACCAATCCGTCCAAGATGTGGGTCAAGCTCAAGGACGAGGGCAAGCGGCTGGTCCTCGACCTCGACGACGACTACTTCCACATCGACCCGAGCAACGTCCACGCGGCCAGCGTCTGGGACACGGACATGCTCGGCCGGCTCGCCCACAACCTCGCGCTCGCCGACCTCGTCACCTGCTGCTCCGAACCTCTCGCCGCCGTGCTCCGGGACTACGCGGCCGACGTGCGGGTCATTCCGAACGGGCTGCCGGCGCAGTACCTCGGGCATCCCCGGGACTACACGGCAGCGGGCCGGCCGTTGTACGTCGGCTGGGCCGGGACGTCGTCGACGGTCGCGGAGCTGCCGGAGGCGGTTCGTGCCTTGAACCGGATCTCCCGATACCCGCGCGACGGCGGGGTGATGGTGCGGCTGGTTGGGATCGATCAGCAGCAGGCGATGCAGCTGGGGCTGCGGGGTCGGCAGTTGGGGGCGCTCGGCTGGGTGGAGCGGATCGAGCACTACCTGCACGCGGTCGGCGAGTTCGACGTGTGGTGTGCGCCGTACCGGGACACGGCGTTCAATGGGGCGAAGTTCCCGACGAAGTGGCTGGAGTCCAGCGTGTTGGGGATCCCGCTGGTGGCGTCGGACACGGAGGCGTACCGGCGGGTGATCCGGCATGGGGAGAACGGGTTCCTGGTCCGCTATGAGCACGAGTGGGGCCGGTACCTGAAGCAGCTCGCGGATGATCCGGGCCTGCGGCAGCGGATCGGGATGACAGCGCGCGGGGAAGCCTCGGGCTCGATCATGCAGGCGCTGCACCACCAGTGGGAAGCAGCCGTCCGCGTACCGGCGGAGGTGGCGGTGTGACCGGACCCGAGCACTACCGCGAGGGCGAACGGCTCCTCGACCGCTGCGCCGGGATGATCGAAGGCGGCGAAGCGCGCGGGCGTCTCGCGACCGAAGCCAGCGCCCACTTCCTCGCCGCTCTCACCGCCGCCGTGGCACAGGCGCGCCTCCCCGAGTACGACTCCTGGCAGAAGGCGGTGGGCTGGTGAACATCCTCGTCACGGGTGCGGCTGGCTTCATCGGCGGCCACCTCGTCCAGCAGCTCGCCGCATGCGGCCACAACGTCACCGGCGTCGACAAGCGGACCGGATGGCCAGCCGCCGACCTGTCCGCCCTCCAGTCCGCGGTCGAGGCTGCCAGCCCCGAAGTCATCGTGCACCTCGGCGCGTCCTGCTCCACCAGCGCCAGCCTCGCCGACCCGGCAGCCGACTTCCTCGACAACGCGGTCGGCGCCTTCAATGTCTGCGAAGCAGCTCGGCGGGCGGGTGGGATCCCCGTGCTGTTCACGTCCAGCGTGAAGGTCTACCCGGGCCCGGACGGGCTGATCGCTCCGCTCGGTCAGTCGAAGCTGGTGGGCGAGCAGTACCTCCGCCTCTATGGCGACCTGTACGGCCTCCCCCACGTCATCCTCCGCCCGTCCACCGTGTACGGCCCCGGCCAGGACGGCAGCCCCGAAGCGGGTTGGGTGACGTGGTTCCTGCGCGCCTTCTTCGAGCGCAAGCAGATCACGATCCACGGCGACGGCACCCAGTCCCGGGACATCCTCCACATCGACGACTTCACCGCGCTGCTCGTCGACATCGTCGAGAACTTCGACGCCTACCAGGGGCGCACCTACGAGGTCGGCGGCGGGCCGGACAACGAGGTCGGCCTCCTCGATCTCGTCCACGCCTGGGAGATCGACAGCGGTACCCGCCCCGACGTCGTTCACGATGAACGCCTCCCCGGTGATCTCCAGCGCGTCGTCACTGACAACACCGCGGTGACCGCCGTGCGCGGCTGGAAGCCGGCCGTGTCCTGGGTCGACGGCGTCCGGTCCACCCTCGACTGGATCGGAGACCAGTGGTGAAGGTCGGCGTCGTCATCCCCGCCCGCAACGCCCTGCCCTACCTCGGGACGATGCTCGGCAGCATCGGGCGCCAGACCCACCCGGTCCACACGTACATCGCTGAGGACCGTGGTGACGACGGCACCTACGACTGGCTCAAGCAGAACCCCGACTGCTGGACTGGCCTGCGCCGGAACCGGAAGCGCCTCGGCTGGGCCGGCAGCCTCAACGCCGCCGCCACACTCGCCCTCGGCGACGGCTGCGACGCCATCCTCACCGCGTCCGCTGACGACCGGCTGCACCCGGAGTGCATCGCCCGCTGCGTGGCCGCGCTTAACGGGGACGGCGGCAGGGACTTCGTCGTCCCCTGGGCGCAGCAGTTCGGCGAGGCCGACACCGTCCAGGTATCCCTTCCGGATGCGACCCTCGACGACTTCGCCCACTGGCCACCGCTGATCGACAAGGCCCTGTTCCGCCGCGAGGTGTGGGAGACGACCGGCGGCTACAGCCCGAAGGCCACCCCGCCCGGCACGTTCGGGACGGCGGAGGACTGGGACTTCTGGATCCGCGTCTGGAAGGCAGGGTTCACCCGGTACGCAGTGGTGGAGCAGCCGCTGTACTTCGTGCGCGTCCACGCCGGGCAACTGTCCGGCGGCCGGGCTGAGCATCACGCGGCGACCGTGGACCTGCTCCGCAAGCTGCACCCTGACCTGCCGTGGACCGAGGCCTCCGGGCAGTGGCCGCCACAGCACCGCACCACAAGGAGGACCCCATGATCGACGGCAAGCGAGTGATCGCCTGGACGCCTTACGGGCGGGTCCGGACGTACAGCATTCTGATCAAGTACCTGGAGCGCGACGTGCGCAGGGGGCTGATCGACGAGGTGTGGGCGTTCATGAACACCGACCCCGTCGGCCAGGAAGCCGACGTTGCCTACGCGCACCGGCTCGCCGAGCAGCACCCCTGGTTCCACCTCAAGCACCGGCCCGAAGGCGTTGACCTCGGCAACCTCCCCAAGCAGCGGTACACCGGGCTCGCCTACCGGGAGATGGTCGACCCCGACACCGTGTACGTCAGGCTCGACGACGACGTGGTCTACCTGCACGAGCACGCCATCGAGAACCTGGGCCGCGCCCGCATCGAGATGCCCGCGCCGGTCGCCATCTTCCCGGTGATCTTCAACAACGCGATCGTCAGCCACTTCCTCCAGGCCTGCGGCAAGGTCCCTCTGGAGTGGGGCGCGGTCGCCCCGTACTGCATGGACCCGACCGGCTGGGCCAACGGGCCGTTCGCCGTGAAGCTCCACGAGCTGCTGCTCGACCACATCGAGGCCGGCACCGTCGAAGACCTCTACCTCTACCAAGACTTCCCGCTCCAGCCCGGCACCCAGTTCTCCGTCTCCTGCTTCGCCTCCCGCGGCGAGGACTACGCCGCCCTCCCGCAGCCGGGCATCCTCGTCCCCGACGAGGAGGAGAGCTGGCACACGATCCACCAGCCGCTCGCCAAGCAGGTGCCGAACATCCTCCGCGGCAACGCCATCGTCAGCCACTGGTCGTTCTTCCCGCAGCACCCGTTCCTCAACTCGACCGATCTCCTGGACCGGTACCGGGAGCTCGCAGACAAGGCGGTGGCCTGATGAACCAGCACATCCCGATCGAGGACGCGCTCGCCGTCTTCCGAAGGAAATACGGCGAGGTCGCAGACGCCAACATTCTCCTGGAGGCCCGGGCAGTCGGGCTGGAGCGACAGATCTCCCAACTGGAAGCGGAGAAGTCCCGGCTGATGAAGGAGCTTGAGGTCTTCGGAGTGCAGCCGGCCGAGCCGGTCACATCGGAGTAGTGGTCACGTTCATCTCGTAGCGGGTCGCGGTCAGCGTAGTCACGTCGCCCTGCTGGGAGAGGACGTCCTTCACGGCGTCGACGAGTGCCTGCTGGTCGACACCGAACGCCTCCTCCTCGACCTTCAACGTGATCGTGGCCGTGCTGTCGTTGGCGGTCCGGGCGAACAGCTGTATGTACGGGTAATCGGCCATGAGGTATCTCCCTATGCTTCGCGGTACCAGCCCTGGATGGTGATCAGGCCATTGGCCAGAAGGTCGAGGCCCTGGATGTTGGATTCGTTCGAGGTGCCGTTGTCGACGCGGAGGCGGTCCGAGGTGGCGCCGCTACCGCCGGTGAAGAACACGCACTCACCACCGCGAATGCTGGACGTGGCGTTGCCATTGGCGCCGATCGTCTCCGCGTGCACGGTGAGGACCTGGCGGAAGGTGCGGTCGACGCTGGACGGCATGTCGACCGCGACGATGCTGGTTCCCGTGCCGACCGCGTTGACGTTGAGGTAGACGCAGACGAAGACCAGCTTGCCGATCTTGTAGTAGAAGCCCGTCCTCGTCGTCCACGTGACACTGCCGCCGTTGGTCACCGTGGGCGTGTATGTCGTCCACGTGGTGGCGCCCGCAGTGATGCCGCCCGTGACGGCCAGGTTGCCGGTGATGGCGCCGCTGCCAGCCACGCTGAGGTTGATACCGACGGCGAGACTGTCGTCTGTCGAGAGGACGTTGGCGGCGGAGCGGTAGAGGTTGGTGTCGGGGACGGTGCTGGCGCCGAGGCCCCAGTTGAGGGTGCCGTCAGTGTCGACGAGCCACCGGGACTGGGTATCGCCGGTGACGCGGCTACTGATGAGGTCGGTGGTGGTCGCGGCGTTGACGACGGCGATACTGGCCGTGCTGCTGCTGGCCCCGATGTTGAACTGCTTGCCGCTGGTCAGGTCGAGGTCAGCGTTGAACGTCGAGCTGCTGTTGGGGATCTGCACCCACGACGCGGACGCCGGCGCCGTGCCGTTGGAGAAGTACGTCCGGTACGTCGTATCCGTCTCCATGATCGGCTTGCCGGAGTACGGAGACGACGGCCGTGTCGAGGACGTGCACGACGCGTACCCTGCGGCAGCGTCGACCTTGTCCCAGTTCTGGCCAAGGTCCTGGGTGTAACTGACGAGCTCGGACCCGTCCGACTTGGACTTGTAGAGCGCGAGCCGAGTGGTAGACGGATCAGGCACGAGGAGCCTCCTCCAGCTGGGGACGAACAGGGGCAAGGGGGCGACGCTGTGGCACCCCGGCCGGAGCCCTTCTCAGCGACCGGGCCCGCATCGCCCGCCGCTGCTGCTCCACGTGCTGGGCTTTCGCCGCCACCTCGGCTGGGTCGACGAACCCGGCGTAGGCATCCCGGATCGGCTGCAACGGGTCCTCCTTCCGGCCAGCCGCCGCAGCCGGGCGGAAGCCGTGGCCAGCGGCCTTCGCCGCTGCGATCCGCTCCCGGTGGATCACGCGGGCCGCAGCTGGGGACGCCGCGGTGTGGACGACGGGTTCGTCGGTGAGGTACGGCTCGTGTAGCACGAAGTCCAAGAGCAGGTCGACTTCCGTGTGGGGAATGCCGTATTCGGCAGCCCGCCATTCCAAAGCATCGAGCGGGAAAATGTGCAGCACGGGTTTGACGCCTGCCTCGCCAACGTCGATAACGACGGTCGCGATGAGGCCCCGTGGGGTGTCGTCGACACGTGAGGAAATGATCGTTCGCTGAGTCATTAGTTGATCCTGTACGCCCACCAGGACAGCTCTGCTGTGCCGCCTGTGCTGCCGTTAAAAGATGCGGTGAACCCGGTTGTTGATCTCGCGGTGACGTTCACGGCCAAGGCGTTCGTGGCCGACTTCGACGTGTCGTACAGCGTCACGAGAACCTTGGGGGAGCCCGTGCTCGTGGCCCCGTAGGAGACGATGACGCCCGACGATCCGGACGCGTTGTCAGAGGCCATCAGCAGCGCGTTCTGTGAGCTGTTGTAGTAGTCCATTTCGCCGACGATTCGGACGCTGCCGTTGCTGTGGGCGAAGTCGATTCGCGCGTCCTCGTCGTCGCCGACTTGAGTTCCGACTTGGGTGAGTGCGTCCGTCGCGTAGAAGAACCCGCCGTCGACGCCGCCGCGGTTGTAGCCGATCAGAACGCTGGAGGGCACCGCCCTGACATAGCCGCCACGCCGTGTCTGGTCGTCGGAGCGGACGATGGCCAATTCGGCGAACGTCGAACTCAGGTAGGTGCGGGCGATGACGTCGACGCCGGAGTCGTCGAAGTCGCTGGAGTTCATGCCCAGGGCGACGTCGGTGCCTGTTGAAACGGCGTTGATGTAGCCGTAGTCGGTGCCGGTGTTGGCGTACCAGCGGATCTCCGGGAGGTAGGTGCTGGTTGGGTTGATCTCGATGCGCTTGCCGGAGGTGCCCGACTTGAGCTGGCCGACGATGGTGACGGAGCCGTCGGACGCCGCGATGGCCACGGTCTGTGTGCCCGCCGCGTTCCATGCCCCGATGCCGCCGGAGTTGAGCTCGACGCGGGACCCGGTGTCAGCCGTCTTGATGCGGGCGCCGACGATGAAGTCCGCCCCGATTGTGCCCGCAGTGACCTTGGAGACGGTGAGGTCGGAGATGTGGGCGTCGTCGATGAGGAGTGCTGTGCTGCTCGCAGCGTCGGACGGGCCGGACTTGTTGCCGGTCTTGTCGACGGCGACGATGCGGACGTAGCGGGCGGAGGTCTCCTCGACCTGCACGGTATAGACGACGGGGATTTGCGCCTGGATCATGCCCGCGTTGGCGACAGCCTTCCCCGCCAGCGTGGTCGTGTCGGGTGTGAACGTCGGCTCATAGGAGACGTGGACTTCGAGGTGGTCGAGGTCGCTCTCGAGGTTGTACGTACCGCCGCTGGACTTGCCGAGCGTGTGCGTGATCTGCACCGCGATCCGCGACCCGGCCACCGACGGTGCGGCTGGCGTGGACGGCGGCAGATTGTCGGCCGATGCAACAAAAGTCGTCGTACTCGACCACGATCCAACATTGCCGGTCTTGTCCACCGCGCGGATCTGCACGTCGTAGCCGACCCCGGGCGACAGGTCCTGCAACTGGGCCGACGTGGTGTCCCAGTTGACGACCATCGTCTGCCACTCGCCGTCCGGGGCGGCGAACGGCTGCGCCCACGTCTGCAAGTCCTGCCACCGCACCTGGGAGACCTGGGACCATGTGGCCGGGTAGAGCATGTCGGTGTCGATGGCGTAGCGGATCTCGTAGTGATCCCCGTCCAGGATGCTGGTGCCGTCGACGTTGTTCGGGGCGTTCCACGAGAGGACGACCCGGGCGCGCGTGTAGCCGCGGCTGTCGAGGTAGGCGCTCCCGGTGAACGGCTCGATCAACGTGGGCACGCCGGGCGTCGACGTGTCCGCGTTAGGCCGTGACCCGACCGACTCCCCCGCCGAGTTGAGCGCTCGGTCGAACCCGCCGACCGTCACATAGGTGCCGGCGTCGGAGGTCTCGATGTGGTCGGTGAGGTCGTACCAAGTGCCGTTAGCACTGCGGTAGGCGACGGTGTAGTCGGCGGTCACACCCCAACTGACCTCCGTCACCTGGAGCTTGATCGGGTTGAGGCGCTGACCTCGGAAGTTGATCTCGATGTTCGGGTTGTAGAGGGCCTTGTCGGGGTCGTAGGCGTACACGTAGTCGCCGAGCTGGAAGCTGCCCTCGACGTCGTAGTCCTGGATGTTCAGCCTGAGGTCTTGCTTCGGCGCCGTGTACTGCGAGAGGGCGAGAGCAGCGCGCGTGGTCGCGTTCGTCGCGGTGGTGTCGGACTCGGACACCAGCCGGGTGAACTTGACGGCGTTGCCGTGGATGTCCTTGTAGCCGGTGGCCGGGGACAGGTCTGCCGAGCCGGTGGCGATGCTCGTGCCTTCGCCCTCGGCGAGGAGGACGACGCGGGTGGTGTAGTCCTCTACATCCCCTGTGAGGTCGAGACTGCCCGGTACGCCCCGCATGCTCATGTCGTCGCCGGCGCCAGCCGCGACGATGGTGCACGTCGGGGTGGTGACGAACAGGCTGGACTCGGGGCCGGCGTCGAGGGTGCCGTCGCCGTTGACCCGCCAGCTGACGGGGATGCTGGTGGTGGACATGGTCTGGCAGACGTACTGGATCGCCTCGCGCGGCGACTGCCACTGGTGCGTGCCCGTGTACTGCCCTGCGACCGCGTAGAGGGTGCCTTCGGTGACGGCGCCGGACGTGGGGAGCAGCATGCGGATCGTGTCGGCGAACGTCGCGGACGCGGCGGTGACGGCGTTCTCGTAGACGTCGCCCTTGTTGTCCTGGTCGCCGAGCCACATGGCCATGCCGACGCCGCTGACCTTGATGTTGTCGTTGGGGATCTTCGTGCGGGCGTCGTCCGTGAGCGAGTTGCCGGTGAGGACGCCGACGTAGCGGGCCGCGCGCAGCAGGTTGTCCCCGTACAGCAGCGGGTCGACGCGACCGCGGACGATCGCGATGTGCCCGTAGTAGGCGAGGGCGTCGAGCTTCTCGCGGGGGATCGTCGGGAGGAGGTCAATCTCCCACTGGCCGAGCGCGTTGAGGGATTCCTGAACAGTCACCCGGTCACCGCCTTACCGCATAGGTGGCTTCCGGCAAGCAGGCGATATACATGTTCCGCAGGTCAGTGGCCGCGTCTCCGGAGACAGCGGAGCCGCCGCCGGCCACCACCCCGATCCAGAAGTCCAAGGACGTCGCCGAGGCTTTGGTGACGCCGCCGTTCGTATGGGCGGTGAACGTCCTTGCGCTGCCGCAGGCGAAGCGGTTGCTGTCCGCATCGTTGCCGGTGGCGGTGACGTACCCCGACGCGGCGAACGAGGTGTTGGTCTCCAGCGTGGAGCGGTAGGCGGCGAGGGTGGCGGAGGTGCCGATCTGGAGGTATCCCTCGACGAAGCGGGAGCCGCGGCGCAGGGACAGGTCCAGAGTGGCGCGCCCTGGCGACTGGCCCTTGCTGAGGCGGACGATGACCTGCTCCGGGTCGTTGCGCAGCAGGGACGCCGAGTCCCACGAGGTGATCGACGAGGCACTGCCCGCCACCGAGACGTTCCACAGCTTCGAGTGCCACGCCCCGCCCGTGTACGCCTGCACATCGAACGACGCCGACGCGGACGGGGTGACGTTCACCAGCCCGTTCGACAGCGCCCACGCCGCCGCCGGGACCGAGCGCGCCGTCCCCTCCAACTCGATCGGTGCGGCAGGCGTCGTCGTGTCCGTGACCCGCACCCTGCCGGTCAGATAGTTCGCGGGGTCACAGCCCCAGCGCGGGATGACCCCGGACGGCACGCTGCGGTAGACGGTCATCGCCCCGTCCGCGCCGGTGCGGGTCATGGTGGTGGGGTTCGTGCTGCCGGTGTAGTAGCCGAAGTGCCCGATCGGCGGCGCGTGCCACCGCTCGCCGGTCAGGGAGAAGTCGTTGATGCGGACCACCCCGGTGAGCCGGGAGTTGAGGTCGACCTCGCCGACGCTGCCGAGCCGGTCCAGGGCGATCGTCCAGTCCGCGGTGAGCATCTCGGTCCGCCACTCGTTGAGAGTGGAGGCGTTGCTGGACACCTGGTAGTAGCCGTTGCGCTCCGGCTTGTCTGTGAACGTCACCGCCACCGGCGACTGACCTTCCAGGCCGCAGATGTTGTCGTGCACCCCGACCAGTTGGAGGCGGGTGAGCGGGGGCATGGACTCCTGCCCGGCCAGGTTCAGCCCGCGGTTGCCGCCCTGCTCCGTGGCGGTGAACGTCTCCCGCAGGGTGGTGCGGCCGAGTTGGATGGTGCCCCAGTTGTAGGCCACGGTCAGCGCCTCCGAGAGTTGTCGAGCCTGCGCAGCGCTTCCTTGACGTCGTCCGCCAGCGCAACAGCGACGCGCTTACGCTCGGCCGGGCTGGAGAAGTCGAACGTGCCGCTGACCGTGATGTTCTCGATCGTCACGCTGCTCGCACCGGCTGCCGCCCCACCGGAAACCAGCCGCTCGAACAGGGCGGTCTGCTGCGCGTCCAGGACGCGCTCGGGCCTGCGGGTCGCGTTCACCGCCATCGTGGCGCCGGGCTGGAGCAGCCCGCCCGAGTCGTACTTCGCGGCCGGCGCGAAGCCCCACCGGGAGGTGAACATCGAGTCGTTGTAACCGCGCGCACTCTTGCCCATGTGGACACCGCGCCCGCCACTGGACTCGACGTTCATCCCGGCGAGCGTGCCAGCGGTGTGGCCGACGCCGCTGTTGGTGATCCCGACCATGAACGGGCTGTTGAGGTTCCGCACCCATCCGGACGGAGCCGACGCCCCGAACGCGCCGGTCGCCCACCGGCGGTGCGGCTTCTGGCCCCGGATGACGGACTCGATCGCCGACATCAGACCACTGCAGTCCCACGACGGGTTGCCGTTGCCGGCCCACTGGTACGGCTTGCCGTCCTGCGTCTTCACCCACGACAAGGCACGCTGCACGGCCGGCCCGCCAGTGGCCTTCTTGTCCTCCTTGCCGAACCAGCCGAGCATGCCGTCGACGGCCTTGTTCGCCAGGCCCTTGAGCAGGGTGCCGACGCCGTTCCCGGGGATCTGGTTGATGAGCGGGCGGACCAGGTTGTTGATGGCCGCCTGTGCCGCCTTGCGCAAGCCGCCGACGACGACGTCCTTGGCCCAGTCGTAGGCGCCGCCGACGGCGTTGCCGATGCCGGAGGTGACCTTGCCGATGATGCCGCCGGACGCGTAGTGCTGGGTGCCGCCCTGGTAGCGGGTGCGCTCCTCCTGCCTGCTGGGGTTGCCGCCGGTCTTGGTGGGGTGGTCCTTGCCGAGCATGGCGTCGATGCCGCGGTGCCCGCCGAGTTGGTTGACCTGCTCGTTGGAGAGGATGCGTTCGCCGGGGGTGAGCATCGCGGGGACAGTGTCGGAGTTGCCGCTACCGGGGACGACGCCGCCCTTGTTGAAGCCGAGGCTGATCGCCGGGAGCGTGATGCTGCTGGAGATCTTGCCCGCGATGCTGTTCCACATCTTGCGGAGGCCGTTGTTGTAGACGTGGTCGATGACCCACTTGATCGGCGCGCCGATCTTCGACTTCACGCCGGACCAGATCGTGCCGAGGCTGTCCCGCAGGCTGGAGAACGCGGACTTCATGCCGTTCCTGAACGACGTGATCTTGCTGTTGATGGTGGAGAAGATCCCGGTGATCTTGGAGTTGACTCCGTTCCACAACGCGTTCCACGTGTTCGTGATGCTGTTCTTCAGGACGGTGAAGCTGTCACGGACCGACTTCCACGCCCCGGTCATCGCCGACCTGAGACCGTTGTAGAAGCTGGTCCACCTGTTGCTGAGGGTCTTCCACAGGTCGTTCCACAGGCCGACGACCCAGTTCTTCAGGGTCGTAAAGATCTTCTTGGTGTCGGTCCACAACTGCGTGAACCATCCGACGATCGCGTGCACCAGGTCCGGGATGATCGAGTGCCCGACCAGCACGTCATACAGCCACTGGAACCAGCCAACGATCGTCTTCACGCCCACGGCCATGGCGTCGACGAACGAGGTGATCGCGCCGACCACCGTCGTGATCACCGGCACGAGAAGGTTGATCGCCCCCGCCAGCACGCCGGCCAGGAGTTGCGCGAGCCCGGTGATCAGAGGCATCAGCGGCGTCAGCACCTGCACCGCCAACCCCAGCAATGCCACCGCCAACTGACTGATCGGCGGGATCAGCGGCAGCAGCGCCTGCACCAGCATCGGGAACATCGGCGCGAGCGCAGCGAGGAACTGACCCACCAGTTGGATGGCCGGCACCAGCGCCTGAATCACCGGCGCCAGGCCCTGCGCAAGCGACGCGATCAGCGGGACCAGTGCGGCCCCGATGGACGAGATGACCGGAGCGATCGCCGTGATGATCGCAGCGAGCACATCGCCGATCGGCTTCAACAGGGGCAGGAGCGACGAGACCAGGCCAGCAATCACGCCGCCGATCTGTGACACCACGGGCAGCAGCGCCGTGATGATCGGCATCAGTGCCGCGCCGAGTGTCGTGGCCAACTCGGCGAGGACCGGCGCGAACTGGGTTGCGAGCTGAGTGACCACCGGGGCGAGCGCGGCGAGCAGCGGCAACGCCGCCTGGATCACCGCGCCGAGCGTCCCCGCCAGCAGCTTGGCGATGGCGTTGACCGCAGTGAAGATCGACGTGAGCGCCTGCTGCACCTCGGGCATGGCCGTGATCCGACGCAGCTCCGCGAACAAGGCGCCGAGCGATCCGAGGGCGTCGCCTCCGCCGGCCGCCGCGGCTTTCATGACGTTGCCGAGGGTGCCGAAGATGTCGCCGAGCAACTGTCCGAATTGCTTGGCGACATCAACAGCCCTGCTGATGGACTCCTCAAGCGTCCCCGAAGCGAGCGAGTCGCTGATCCTCTTGGAGATCCGATCCGACGCAGCGCCAGCCGCAGTGGTGAGGCGCTCGAACGCCGGGGAGGCCGCAATGGAAATCTGCGTGAGCCCAGTAATGAACTGCCCGGGAAACCTACTGAGGGGCTTGAGGCCCTGGTTGAGGCCGTCGAACATCTCCCGGAGCTGCCCAGTCTTGCCCAGCTCGGTGACCGCGTCGAAGGCGTTCTTCGCCATGGTGTTCAGCACGCTGGCTGTCCCGGTCAGCCCGGCCTTCAGAGACGGCAGGATCGCCCCGGACATCGTCGTGAACTTCTGGCCCAACCCGTCGAACAAGGCGTTCTGCACGTCCAGCTTCAAGCCTCGCCAGGCGCTGGCCTGCGCGAGGACCGCCCGGACGAACGCCTGCGCGTTGGGGGCGAGCTTGGCCATCGCATTCGCGGTCGCCGTCGTGGCGGCGGCCGTCTTCGTCTGTGCGTCCGCGAGCGCCTCAGCCGCTTCGCGTGCCGCGTCCTGCGCGTCCTTGATCTGCCGCGCCCCGTCGACTGCCGCCTTCGCCGCTGCTGCCTGCGCGTCCGCCACGTCGCGCTGGGCTTTCGCGATCCGCTGCGCCCCGTCCTCCTGGGTGCGGGCCGCCTCCTTCTCCGCGTCCGCCAGCGCCTTCGTCTTGTCGGTGACGTCAACGTTCGCGTCGGAGATCTTCTCCTTGGCGTCCGTGACCGTCTTGCTGCCCTCGACCCCGGCGGCGTTCGCGGCGTCGGTCTGCTCCTGGAGGCGGGCGGTCTCGGTCTGCTGCTCGGACAGCGCCTGCACGGCCTTGTCGTACTGCAGTTGGGCTTTGTCGATCTCCTCCTGCGTGGCCTTCGTCCCCTTCGCTTTGACCGCGGCGAGCTCCTGCTCGGCGTCCTGGAGGTCGAGGACCTTCTGCCGCTGGTCCAGCTGTGCGTCGGTCAGGCGGGCGTTGAGATCCTCCAGCTCCTCCGCAGCTTCCCGCCGCGCGCCGTTCAGGTCTTCCTGCGCCTGCTGTGCCGCACGCTGTGCATCCGCGAGATCCCGCTCCGCCGACTCCACCGAATCCAGGGCACGCCGGTTGGCGTCGGCGACGTCCTGCACCGTGTTCTTCAGCGACTGCTGTGCGTCCTCGATGTCCCGAGCGGCCTTCACCCGAGCCTCGGCTGCGGCAACCTCGGCGTCCTTCACGGCCTGCTGGGCTTTGGCCAGGCTGCGCTGTGCGGCCTCGACCCGCCGCGTCGAAGCCTCCGCCGCGCCCGCGCTCTTGGTGGCCGGCGCGAACGCCTGCTTGAACGCATCCCCGATCCCTGACATGCCGACCTTGATGGCGGCGAACGCGGCACCCAGCGAGAGGACTGCCGGCGCAGCGATCGCGGCGGCCGGACCCATCTGCATCATGGCCTGCCCCAGCGAGGCCACAGTCGGCAAAGCCTGGATCGCGAGGGCGGTCAGGCTGGTCAGGCCGGAGGTGAGGCCCCCGAGTCCGCCGCCGCTGCCACCTCCGCGGCCCAGGTTGGTGAGCGCGCCGAGCCCGAACGTCCTCACCCGGATGTTGGCAGTGCGGTCCCGGGCTGCATGGTTGAGTGCGGTGTTCGCTGCCGCTGTGTCCGCGCGGGCCTGGATGGTCATCTGGCGGCGGCGGGTGAGGTTGGCGAGGTCGTCGGCGGCGACGCGGGTGTCGACATCGACGCCGATGCGGACCTTGCGCCGCGCAGTCAGGTTCCGGATCTCGTCGGCTGCGACGCGGGTGTCAGTGGTCGCACGGATGGTGACCGTGCGTTCCTTGGTCAGCTTGTCGAGCTTGGCCTTGACCGCGTTGTAGGCGGCGTCCGTGATCTTGGGGGCGATGCCGACCGTGTGCTGCCCGGACAGCGAGGTGAGCTTGCTTGTGGCCGCCGAGTCATCGAGCCGCGCGGTGATCTTGACGGTGCGGTCGCGGGTCAGTTTGGCGAGCCCGCTGACGGCGGCCTTGTCGTCGAGGCGGACGGTGAGCTTGACCTTCCGGTCCTTGGTCAGGTTCCGCAGCGAGGTGGTGGTGGCTGCGCCGTCCAGGCTCGTTGTGATCTTGATTTGGCGGGGCTTGACCAGCGCGCTGAGCCTGGCCTTGGCGTCCTTGTCGTCCAGGTTGACGCGGACTGTCGACTGGTTCTTCTTCGCCCTCAGGCGGTCCATTGCCCGGTCGTAGCCGGACTCGTCAGCCGTGACTTCAACGTATCCCTCAGCGATGCGGAATGAACCGGCCACGACCTACCCTCCCTGTGCCACGCTCACGAGCCCCGGGAACTTGGCCCGGAACTGGGTCAGTGAGACCTCAGCGGTCTCGCTGGGGGCGCGCCCGGTGGGGGCGGCCTGCGTGCGGGTTGGGGTGGTGCTGGTTGGCTGGTCCTCGCGTTCCTCTTCTGCGAGGGCTGCCATGACGCCCTGGTAGGCGGTCAGTCGGTAGGCGAGGGCGAAGTAGCGAGGCCCGTCGACCTCTTGCTCACGGAGGTCGATGCCGTAGATGGCCAGGAAGTCAGCGTCGATGTCTCGCTCGTGTTCGAGGACCCACATCACCTGGCTGATCCGGTCCGCGAGAACCGTCGGCCAGCCATGGTCGTAAGCCCAGTCGCGGATCCGGCTCACCCACGCCGGGCTTTTCCCTCCTTCTCCTGGGTACCGAGAGCCTGCTTGACGATGATGTCGATGATCCGTTCCAGCTCGTCATCCTTCAGCGCCCTGGACTGCTCCAGCGCCATGTACGCGTCCTCACCCAGGACACGGATCAGGAGCGGCGCGGTGGCCAGTTCGTGGCCGCCCTCGGAGGCGTGCCGCAGGTACTGGAGCGCGACGCCCTTGGGGATGTGCTTGGGGATCGTGTACTCGGTGTCGCCGATGTAGAAGAGCGGCACGCGCTCTTCCTCGACGTCGTCATCGGCGGCGATCCGGATCGGCTCGAAGTCCAGACCGTCGCCGATGGCGGGCTTGGCGGCGGCGCGCTTGCGTGCGGCTGCTGTGGTCTGACGGGTGGTGGATGCCATGGGTGGTGCTCCTCGAAGCGGCCGGGTGGGAGTCGGCTAGCTGGTCTGGTCGACGATGTGGAAGGGGGTGATCACGCTCGACACGTAGTGGCCGGCGAACTTCACCGGGATCAGAGTCTGCTTGTCCTTGGTGTAGGCGAGCTCTACCGAGTCGGTGTTGAGCATGCGGCGGCCGATGACCCTTCGCGTGAACTGGCTCGGGGCGTAGCCGTCCATGATCACCGCGAAGTAGGTCGGCTGCGTTGCGCTGGAGCTGACGTTCGGGTCGAAGGACTTGAAGCCGGCGCCCGACGCGGACGTGCCACCGTTGAGGGAGATCGACAGGTTCTCCAGCGTCGCCTCGGCCAGGCTCGTCTCGATGGTGAAGTCCTGCTTGGTCAGCCGGCTGCCGACGCGGAGGGTGATCTGGTCGACCTCCAGCTCCCCGTAGTTCTGGTCGACGCTGAGCTTGACGCCGTCCTGAGTACCGCCGAGGTCGGTCCACGCGGACGCGGGCGGGGCGGTGTTCACCGCAGTGTCGGCCGGCTCGGTCGCCCCGAACGCCCCCTTGTAAAGGGTCGCCGGACCCTGGATCAGGTTGGTAGTGGTCACGCTCACTGGTCAGTCTCCTTGCTTCCGGCCGCGCCGGTGCTGGTCTTCTTCGCGGGGTTGGCCGACGCCGCGGTCGCGGGTGGCACAGTCGAGGCGGCGTCTTCGACGAGGAGGCCCTGCCGTTGGAGGTCGAGGTAGTCGGCCTCGCCGACCTCGATCTCCTTGTCGGGCTGCATGGTGGTCCGGACGGTGCGCATCAGGGGTAGTCCTCCCGACGGAGTGGAAAGCGGTGGTGGCTGAACTGCGGCAGGAGTGGCAGCGCGATGGTCTGCTCGGGCGGGATCGTGCGCGGGCAGTCGACGATGCGGATGTCTCCGGTCAAGAGGAACTCCAGCTCGCCCCGCGAGTTGTGGACGATGACGCGCCCGTTCCAGGTGAGGAGGTCCCCGCCGAGGCTGGCTTCCTTGATGGCGTAGCGGCTCATGACGGGACCTCCGTCCACGCGATGACGAGGCCGGGGATTGAGTAGCGGGCATACGACGACGGGTCGTCCCAGATCCGCCGGTGCTCGCCTGCCGTGTACGCGGACAGCACCCGCGCCTGCGGGTAGCCGGTCGGGAGGGTGACGGTCTGCGGGATGGCGGGGTGGTCGTAGCAGGCGGCCTGGATCGCCTCCGCCAAGGCTGCGGCCTTGTCCCACGGGGGCTTCTGCGAGCCGGGGTTGGCGGCCCAGCAGTCCACACCGATCGCCGGAGTGCGCAGCGGTACGTACAGGTTCGGGGTACCGCCGACGACGGTGAGGGTGACGAACCCGCCGTCTGCCCAGGACAGCGTGCTGTCCTGGCTCGGCTTGGGCAGGGTCGTCGCGACTCGGTCGCCGACGATCGTCTTCAGCCAGGCGGTGGCCACCAGTTCCGGGGTCGCGCGCTGTACGGGCGTCGTCATGCCGTCCTCCGCGTGAAGAGCGCGGGCCGGAGGTAAGGCATCGGCGGGGTGCCGGGGTGGTTGACTCGCGCGACCGGATGATCCGCGCCCGGCCAGTACAGGGCTTTCTTGTTCCGCGGGAGGATCACGTGGGGGGCGGTGCCCATCTCCACGTCGGTCGCGTAGTTGCAGTCCAGTGAACCGACGCGCAGCACCTTGTCGTGGCACTCCGCGCGGAGGGAGTCGTGCAGGCGGCCGGAGCGCTTGTGTACGTAGTTCTGCGCGTCGTTGAGGATGGCGTCGCCGAGGACGCCTTCCATCCAGTCGTTGATCGCCTGGTCGACGTGCGCGCGTGCGCTGGGGTCGATCCGCACACCGGATCGCGCCATGGCCGCCTCCTCTCCGAAGGTGGTGTCGTGCTGGCCGCCCGGTTTCCCCGGGCATGTGGCCGATGCTGTTGTCAGGTGGTGCGCCGCAGGTCCAGCCGGAGATCGGCTGCCGCTGCAGGGTTCGCCATCGAGGACACGGCGTCGACGATGTAGACCGAGCCGGTGCGCTCGTCACGCACCCGGTCCTGGTCCTGGATGTCCGTGCCAGCCGTCACGCGGGCAACGGCGTAGCGGACGATGCGGGGGGTCGGGTCGTCGCGGGTGGTCACGCGCCGGGACTGCTCGGTCAGGCTCGCGGGGATGCCGGTGGCGACAGCGGTGTCGGTGTCCTGCTCGTCGCCGTAGGCGTCGGTGGTGGTGCCACGGAGGATGCTGATGCGGGTGGTGGCGATGGCCTGCATCACGCACCCCCGGTGTACGGCGCCCACACCATGTGATCGTCGGACCCGTCCGTCAGGGCGTTCCCGACGATCGGCCCGGCGCCTTCGATGGCGGAGCGGACGTGCACGGTGCGGGACCGCATCCACGACACCCGGTTCAGCGCCCGTCGGGCCATGGGCGCGAGGACCAGGCCGTCGCCTTGCAGTGTGGTGGAGACCTGGTCTTGCTGGATCTGCGTGGCATCCAGCCGCGTCTCCAGCCCGAACTGGCCCGCGATCCACGCTGCCTGCCGGGCGACGGCCTGGCCCAGCCAGTGGAGATCCCGCGTCCGGATCCTTGCCGAGTCGGCGTAGATCCGGTTGGTGAAGATCTCGATATCGGCCTGCGCCTGGGCAAGCTGCTGCTCGGTCACCGTGACGCCCGTGGCGTCGATGACGTCCTGCGCGCTCGCCCAGGCTGAGGTCATGTCAGCGGCCCTCGACGATGTCGCGGGGCGTGGTGGTGTCCGCCGGGTTGTGGTCGACGGATGCGGGGACGGTGTCCACCGAGTAGGTGAGCGTCAGCGACAGGCCGTCGGGGTGGTCCTCGGCGCCGTCGAACCGCACGTCGCCGCGCGGGTGCAGCCCACGCTGGATCGCCTCGGAGGCCACGCCCGCCTTGTTCGCGGTGTGCTCGGCCTCGGAGTCGCCCCACTGGCGGGCCAGGACGACGAACTCCTTGACGAACCGCATGCCGTCCGAGCCGTCCGCGGACCGCTCGTCGACCTCGACCGCAGGTTCGCCGGCCTTCGCCGGGTGCTGCTGCGCCCGCACGTTGGTCTTCTTCGCTGCTGCCATGGCTCACCTCCCTGCTGGCCGTACCGCCCTGAGCCAAGGGCGGTACGGCGAACGGCGTGGGTCAGCCGACGAGGATGGATGCGCCGTTGGGGTGGCCGTAGGCGAAGCCGCGGCGGGCGCGCATCTTGAGGATCGACTCGTCCGTCAGTGCGGACAGGCCGTCGCGTCCGTCGATGAACACGGACTCGGGGCCGGACCGGATGCCGAGGAGCATGAGCTCGGGGTTGACGAAGCACATGAGCGCCCGGCCGGTCGGAGCCGACGTGGCGGTCGCGGCGAGCTTCGCACCCAGCGACCAGCGGATCGGGACGCCGAAGACGGTGTCGGGGGTGCCGCCCAGGCCCTCGATGAAGATCGGCCGGTGCTGGTCGTCGACCACGCCGCGCAGGCTCTTGCGGAACGCGGGGTGTGCGATGGCGACCATGGCGCCCGGGTCGAAGTAGTCGCCAGCCTCGACGAGGCCGATGGCGGTGGAGAACTCCGAGTAGGTGGGGGCGCCAGAGCTGGAGGCGGTGGTGATGTTCGCGCCGCCGGTGTAGCTGAGCGTGGCGTCGGTGGTGTTCAGCAGCTGGTAGAGGCTGGTGAACGGAATGGTCGTGCCGTTGCTGGCCGCGCTGACGGCGAGCGACGCGTTGTCGATCATCTTGGCGTAGGACTTGCCCCAGCCGACCATCTTCGCGTCGATGATGTTCGCGACCGAGTCGTCGATGTCTTCCTCGGCGATGCGGACGGCCTTGCCGAACTTCACCGCGGACAGGAGGACTTCGTCGTTGAGGCTGGTGTCCTCGCCGTAGGTTCCGCCCTTCGCGACGACCGCGACGTCCATGCCCGCGGTGCGGGGGACGTGCTTGGTGTCGGAGCCCATGGGAATGCGGGCAGCGAGGGACTCGACGGCGGAGATCTGCTGGATGGAGGCGATGACCTTGGACGTCTCCCACTCTTCGGGGAGCCAGGCTTCGGCGGTATTGCGTGTCACGGGGGCCCTCCTGCGGGCGCGTGATGGGGAAGCGTCTGTCGGCTCGGGCCCCATCACGGGCGCCTGCAAGCAAGGGCGGTGGTCTCGCTCCGATCACCGAAGCTAATTCACCTGATGCTGAATATACCTCGCGGCGTCAACCCCTACTCAAGATCCGGGCCGCGTGCTGTTCAGCCGTTGACTTCGGCTTCTCCACCGCAGCCGTCTTCGGTGCCCCGGTCGGGCGCACCTTCGGCTTCGGCTTCTCCTGCGGCAGGAGCTCCGGATAGTCGGCCTTGACCCGGTCCACCTCGGCCTCGGCGCCGATGAGGTCGCCTTCGTCGTCGACGGTGATGGCGTCCCAGTCGATGAGCTTCATCAGCCGCTCCGGCGCGGTGAAGCCGGCTTCCGCCAAGGCTGCTCTGACGCCGGACTTCTTCATCGGCTCCCGGAACCGGCGCTCGCCCTCTTCGCGTGCCTCGCGCAGCGCCTTCTCGTGCTCGGTCTCGTCACCGCGGGCCTTGTCCTCCAGCTCCTTGTTGCGGAGCCGGTGCCGCTTGGCGTCGTCGTTGGCCTTCTTCAACGCGGCCTGGGTGCGCGCCCACTCGTCCTTCGACGGTGCCTTGTACTCGGCGTCGGTCTTCTTCACCGGCGGCTTCGGCTTCGGTGCGTCCTCGACCTCCGGCTCGGTCTCGGGCTCCGCCTCGTCGACCGGCTCGACGTCGGGGGCGTCATCGACTTCGACCTCGATGTCCGGCCCGTCGCCGTCCTCGGAGCCTCCGGCGATGATGCGGATCGGCCGGCCGTCGGCGCGGTAGCCGACGACGGTGCCGGGCGGCAGGCTGATCGGCGAGCGGTGGCGGGTGGTGGTGTGGATGCCCATCTGTGTTCTCCCATCACGGGGTTGGCGGCAGCCCCGTCGCGGGGCGCCGTGGTCTATGCGGCTGCGGGCGCGAAACTGCCTGTCCGGATCGCCCTGCGGGCCCACGCGTCGACAGCAGGCAGCAGATCGGACTCGGTACGCAGGAGCTCACCGGCCGCCCGCAGGCGCGACGCACGGGACTCCGACGGCCGGGAACGGCCGAGCCCGATCGACCGGTGCGCCTCACGCTGCAGGGCCAGCGGGAAAGGCACGCCCTCCGTGGTCCACGCCTCGCTCCAGGGCAGCACCCTGCACCGGCAGTTCGGGTGCAGCGGCGGCCCCTCCACACCCGGCTTGCGGGCGCCACGCTGGTGCGGATCCCAGGACAGGCCACCCGGAAACGGCTCGTCGGCAGGGACGACGCGGCCCGTGTAGGCCATGCACCGGACGCATGCATCGGCCTCCGACACCCACACCCGCAACGGAGCCGTCGCCCGGACCACCGCGTCCAAGCCCTCATGGATCGCCGTGTTGATCACCTGAGCAATGTGTGCGCGGATCGCAGGCAGCGCAGACCTGGCGGCGCCGAGCCCGGCCAGCAGATGCGACCACCGCGACACCCGGTCCGAGCGCAGCAGATGCAACGCCCTGTCACGACGCTCGACCACCATGTCCCGGATCCGGCGCGCTTCATCCCGCAGCAGACGGCCGACCCGCGGCACGGACGACGCGCGCGGGCGGCGGCCAGCCGCGGCCTTCACGAACTCTTCGCCCTGCCGGACACCCATCGCGAGCGCCGGACCGATACCGGCCTCCAGCAGGGACGGGGCGCGCCCGGCCAGGTCGTCGAGGAGCCGACGGGCTGTGACGCGCGCGGACGTGATGATCCGTTGCAGCACGTCGCCCGGCACAGCCGTCCGGTGCGGGCCGCCGAAAGCCTTGGTCCACACGTCCAGCATGCGGCGGACCAGCTCATCGAACGCCCGGTCTACGCCGCGGAGGATGCCGGCGGCGATCTCGTCTTCGAGGTCGATGACCTCACCGGTGTGGTCGTCCTGGACGAGGCGGGCCAGATGCTCGCTGCGGTACGGCATCAGCTTGCCTCCTGCGTCTGCGCGAGGAGTTCGAGATCCTCTACCGCTCCGGACAGCAGTGCGCGGGCCTGATCGTCGGTGAGCACCCCGAGAGTCGCGGCACTGCCGAGTTTCTGGGCGGAGTCTGCGAGTGTGGCGAGGATGTCGACGCGGCGCTGCAGCTCAGCGTCGTCCGTACCCGAGAGCCAGGCGTCGACCTGCTCCGCCCGGTATCCGGCCTCGATCAATGCCTGGCGGCGCGGCACACCAGCCGAGATCTTCGCCGCAACGGTCTGCCAGCCTTCAACGTCGTCGACTGTTTCGGCGGGCTTCCAGTGCACGGTGACGACAGGGTCGGCGATGCCGAGGCGGCGCAGTGCGAAGACGAAAGCCTCCCGCAGGGTGGCGCCGTAGGAGAGCTGCCGGTTGCCTACCTTCTTCGTGAAGGGGGCGTCCTGGGCGCGCACCGACTGTCCGGACGGCTGCTCCCCGGAGGGGTCGAACAGGTGCAGCGGGGTGGTGCAGATGACGGCCATTGCCCGCACGTTGAAGGTAATCGGGTCGAGGAATACGCTCGGCTGCGCCGCGTCGAACTGCCCGACGGCCTTGAATCCGCGGAGCAGCATCATCTCGCCGGGCCCGGCCTTCAGGCTGCTGTCCGCACCGGAGTCGGAGGGACCGGCGCCATTCTCGTTGGGCGGCCAGTCGTCGTCGGCGAAGTCGCCCGGCTCCAGATCGGAGGTGTCCGTGGTGGCGGTCTCGGTGAGCGCGTACCGCTGGGGAAAGCCCTGGTAGTCGACCGTGCCCATGTGCGTCGACTGCAGCTTGGTGATCGCGTTCTGCGGGCCGTAGGCCCCGTAGTGCTCGGGCGTGCCGTAGGGCCGGTCGGTGCGGAAGTGGAAGGTGGGCTGCTCGCCCCAGTCGTGGTCGATGGTCCAGGACTCGGGGTCTTCCGGGTCGGCGGGCCAGTGCTGCCAGTCGCCGGGCCGGTCCCCGCGGGAGTTCGTGCTGGTGGTCCATCGTTCGATGCGGTCGTCGTACTGCAACTCGGCCCGCTGGTAGGGGCCGTCGCACCACCGCTTGATCGTGAACCGCTTGCGGCGCGGGTTCTCCTCGTCGTAGATCACGCGGACGGTCTGCGGCGAGTTGTAGAACATCTCGACGCGGGCGACCCTGTCGTCGGTCTCGACGGGGATGACCATGAGGTAGGCGTCGCCGAACTCGCCGGCCCGGCGGAAGGTGTCGGGCATCTCCAGGTCGAGCTGGTTGTCCTGCCAGATCTGGGAGATGAGGGCGGTCTGTTCGTCGTTGGCGCCGGTGATGCCTGCGATCTCCAGGCGGTCGGTGACGGCGTCGACGGGGGTCTTGGCGAAGTTGAGGTCGAAGTCGACGTGGCGGGCGGCGAGGGCGCGGCGGATTCGGATGCTGGTGAAGACTTCGGGGGCCTTGCCGTCGTAGTAGAGGGCGGCTTGGTCGTAGCCGGGCCGGGCTTCGGTCAGCTCTTCGATCCCGAGCATGAGGTCGGCACGCTCTTCGTCCACGCAGACCTCCACACCATCGGCCGATGATTCGAAGGATAGCTGAGCCTATGGCTGGTACATAGTTTCCTGATACCTCACTTCAACCTGGGAATCGCAGGTGCTAGAGGTAGCTGGCCCGGCCAGCCGAAGGCGGCGCCTTCTTCGACGCCACCGGAATGAAGCGTCGGACCGCCGACCCCACACAGTCCACGAGGTCGTCGTGCGGGGCTTTCGGGAACGCGCACTGCTGCTCCTCCAACTCCCGCAGCCTGCGCGCATGGATGACCCGGCCGCGCTGGTAATGGTTCAGTACACCCTCGGCGCGCGTGAACTTCGGCTCGACCTGGTTGACGGTCTTCACCTTCACCGGCATGTCGTGGAAGATCGCCTGCCACGTGTCCTGGCCCTGGTTCACCTCGATCAGGATCAACCCGATCTGCGGGAACTCGTCGAGCAGGGCGAGGACTTTGTCGCGGAGCAGCGGGCCCGGCTGGATCTTCACAGCGGTAGCGGCGTGCACGGTGCAGCGCTGCCGCTGGGCCGACCACGACACCACGCCCAGGCCGGTGAAGTCCGAGCTCCTCTTCGCCGTGACCGCGGGGTCGATGGACAGCATCATGTGCGTGACCGGGTCGAGGCCCTCGTCGCCCGGGTAGCGGAAGTCGTCCGGCGTCCAGAGCTCCCCGTCCGCGCCCATCGGGTCGTTGGCGTAGTTCTTCGCGAACGACCGGGTGTGCTCGATCTCCTTCAGATAGGTGAGCGGCCACTTCGCCGGCCAGACGCTGCGCTCACTGCCGTTATCCCGCTTGATGATCGGCGGGGTGTAGTGGGCGCGGAACCCTTCCTCGCGCACCCACTCGGCGGTCTCGACGCCGCGGCCGTGCTTGACCAGCTGGTGGACGATGCTGCCGGGCATGGTGACCGTGCCGGAGATCACGACGCGGGCGTACACGTTGAGCGGGAGGATCGAGTCGACGAGAGTGGTGCGCCGCTTGCGGGCGAGTTCGGGCGAGTACGACGACTCATCGGGCTCGATGTCGTCACAGAGGATGAGGTCAGGCCGCTGCTCGCCCACCTTCATGCCGAGGTTCGAGGAGTCGATGCCGCGGGCCGCGAACACGAACCCTGACTCCGCCATATACATGGCCTGCGTGTCCGCGACGTTCGCGCCCGACGGCCGCTTCGCTGCCGTGCACAGCCTGGGGAAATCCTGACGGAGCAGCTCATTCGTGTCGATCTCCCGCTTGAACGTGGCGAGATGCGTCTGCGCCGGGCCTGCAGCCATGGCGAACGCGGCAGCGAACTTCACGTGCCCGTGCGCCGCCGCCCAGGTGGGGAGGATGAGGAACCACCAGGTCGACTTCCCCATGTTGCGGGGGGCGATGTAGGCGTCCCGGTTCTCGGCCGGCCCGCCGGGCGGACGGATCCAGGCGCGGGCGGCACGGCACCAGTCGAGGTGGGCGTCCCCGAACGTGATCCGCCCTTCGCTGTCGCGCAAGTGATGCCGCAGGTAGACGAGACCGAACAGCAGCGGATCCAAGCGGGTCAGCGTGCGGCGGCCTTCGGGGTCGGCGAGGAGCCGAGGGTCGAAGCTGGCCAGATAGGCGGCGAGGTCGAACGTCTCGGCGTCCTGGCCTTCGAGGTAACCGCGCGTGCGGACCGCGGTCGCCATCTCAGCCCGTGCCGCCGTCGCGGATGCCCTGCTCCTCGGCCTGCATCTTGGCGCGGGCGCTGGCCAGCATGTCCTGCAACTCGATGTCCTGCTGCGTCACTTCGGTGACCTGCGCGTCGACCTTGGTGGGGGCGTCGAGGCCGAGGAGTTTGCGCTGGGACTCGTTGTTCCTGCGCCGCGCGTCTTCGATCTTGATGAGGCGGTCGATCGCGGCGAGGACCGGCCCGTCGTCCTGGAGGGGCTCGCCGTCGACGCTGATGACGCGGCCGTTGTTCACGGTGATGTGATGCCGGTCCAGCACCTGGCGGGCCCGCTGCTCGAACTCGTCGAGGCGGAGGAGTTCACCTTCGAGGCGTTCGAGGTGGATGGCACGGTAGGCGTCGACCCTCGGGTCAACTCGCCTGGCCAGCTCGTCCTTCAGCAGGTCGCGGGCCGTGGTCCACGGAATGCGCTCCCCACCGGTGGGCCCGTCGGGTGCTGCGGTGATCGCTTCGATGGCGCGGAAGCTGTGGCCGGCGAGCTTGAGGTCGAAGACGATCTGCGCCTTCTCGGCCGCCTC